GGAGGTCTTGTAAAATATAAACCTGTATCAGGTAAGGTTTGCAACACGTACACGTCTGTAATACTGGTTGCGTGAAGCAGTAAGAGCTTCAGCATCAGGAGTACCATTAGACTGTACAACAAATGGGTTAGCAACCATACCGTATCTAGTCTTGAAGCCAATCTTGGGCTGGAAGGTAGATGGTTCAATGCTTCTGAGCATTTGTAGGGGAACGTATGGGCAGTAGAACAGTCCACTGTCATAAGGTGAAGTACCCTTATATCCAACAACATAGTAGTGAGTGTTGGAAACGTTAGCAGAATAAGGATCAACAAAGACCTTAATGCGTCCGTTCATTGTACCTACAAGTAGGTTTCCAGTGTCATCAACTTCACCGATGGAAGGTCCACCAGAGCTATTAAGACCTGAGGAGTAGTCAAGAGTACCACTCATAGCAAGAGCAGAAGCTACATCAGCAGAAGTGATGATGAAGTTGCCCTTTCCACGACGAGTTTGCTGCGCGATAGCGTTAGCATCTCTTTCAATCTGGAACATAAGTCCCTTAAATTTCTCAACTGACCATCTACCGTTACTGTCAACGTCTAGGTCGAATACGCCAGCGTTAGCAACGTTGTTCTGAGCACCAGGCTTAGCAACTGTATATACAGTTCTAACAACTTCACGGTTGATTTCAGCAAGGATCTCACTAGACAATAGGTTAGCGAGTTCTTGCTCTGCATCAAGACCATGAATTGCTTTCAAGTCCTGAGCAAGTTCGAGAGTGTATTCTGCTTTCAAAGCACGAGTTTTAGCGGTAACCGCTGTCTTCTCGATGCTGAAGCTCATCTCGTTGAATAGGGTAGCACCCGATCCCAATGCCTCGGCATCTTCTCTAGCAATCGCTGTTGTACCACGCTCATAGTTAGCAGCAGTTGTACCGCCACCAGTTGCGTCGTTAAGAAGACCTGGGTTAGCGTCTGTTGTACCACCGTCACCTAGAGGATTGGTGTCGTCTGTACCAAGAGGTGTGTTATCATAAGCACCAGGACCAGCAGAACTTGCAGAGAAGTTTGAATCTGGTTCGTTGTATAGTGCCTCGCGTCCAGCACGTAGTGCTGCACTGTCGTCTTGATAATGTGACTTCATCGCAAAGATGAGTCCAGTAGGACCACTCATTGGTTGAACGCCACAAATGTCGTATGCTACCAAGTTAGGCATAGCACGACGGATGAGGTTGATCATCACTGGGTCGAAACCAGCAAGTCCACCAGTCTTAGTTGTAAGACCTGAACCTGATAGTCCGTCAGCACCGATAGCACCAACACTGTTGGATGCTTCGTTAATCATTCCACGCTCTTCGCGTAGTTGTGATTCTGTGTTTTCTAACAGAACAGCAGTAACAGCCTTTCTATAATTGTCTTTGATAGAGCCTGCGCCCTCATGACTTAGAACAGGTGCCCACTTTTCGGTTAGAGCTTTTGAGTTAAACATTTTGTTTAATTGCTCCGTTAAAATTTTGGGTTGTTATTATTAGTTTTGCCAGCGATTCATTGCATCAACATAACTTGCCATTGCTGGATTCAAGTCAATATCAGCACCATCTACTGGAGTTTCATCTGCAACCTCACTTTGAGTTACAGTTCCTTCCTTGAAGTAAGACTCTTTGATAGTTTTCACTTTCTTAGAGAATTCCTCTTCGGTTGTAAACTCAACGCCCTCAGCGAGTGCAGCGAGTTTGTCCTTCTGAGTATCTGCAAGTCCTTCTGAAACAGTGTTCAGAACATTGATTTTGGCAGTCTCGTTAAGACGGGTTTGTAATTTCACGTTAGCTTTGACCTGTTCGTCAAGGCGTGCTTCCATTTCACGAATAGAGTCAGCCATACCTTCTACCACCTCAACTTTCTCGTCGGGGATAGCGATATAGTGCTCTTCAAAGAGACCCTTCAGACCTGCAATGAAGTCTTCAGTAATCTCATTTCTGATTCCACGGTCCACAGCAACTTGGTTTTGCTCCATCCATGTACCGATGGCGTAGTTCACAGTACCATTAACTTCTTCTGAAAGTTCTGCTTTAGCAGCAGTGAGCTTCTCTTCGTGCTCTTTGACAAAGTGTTCTACAAGCTTTAAATACTCTTCAGAAATTTTTGCTTTAACGGCAGCTTCAAAGATTGTCTTTGCCTTTGCAGCAAACTCTTCTGAGAGTTCTGTGCCCTCTACTAGGGCAGCAACGTCAGCGGAAACGTCAAGTTCCTCAAACGAAGGTTTGATAGGATAAGTAACCTGAGGACCAGTGCTAGTTGCATATGCAGCATCAGCACCAACAGTAGGTTGTGTACCCTGATCTCCAGCATCCTTAATGCTAGACGTTTGAGCAGATCCATCGCTTTGTGCTGCCTTGTCTCCAACAGGAGCGGCTGCCTTAGCACCAGGATTTTCTTCTCCATCAGCGTCATCCTCGTTAGGAGCCGTTGATGTACCACCAAGATCAGTTACTGACTGACCTGCAGGTGCAGCAGAAGGTTCTACTTTTGGTTGAGGATCCTTGCCGCCAGAACCAGTCTGAACGTCAGAGACCTGAGTGGGTTCACTACCAGTTCCAGGGATGACTGTTGCAGATACAGTTGGCATAGGGTCAGCCGCGTTCTCCACAATCACCTTTTTTTCGGTAACTAATTCCTCAAACTTTTCATTTAGCTTGTCTGACATTTGAGTTTTCCTCGTAATTTCCGTATAATTAGTATAAGTTTATTTATAGTATCAAAGATTTGAGAGGAAATGCTCAAAAACTTTGAGCGTCTTCTCTTCCATGGTGCGGCGATTTGCACCTTCCATGTACCTTTGGTATTTAGCAACTTCTCTTTCTTTTAAAAGACCGTTGTCCCACACCCATTCTCTGCCTTCCATGATTCCATTCACGAATGCATCTGGTGCAGATGGATCTGCCACAATATCTGCAGCAGTTGTAAGCATGAAGTCATCCGCAACAATGCTGCAGTCTTCACTCTTTTGAATACTTCCCATACCACGAGAAGAAACTCCCAACTGAACTCCTTCGCCAAGTAAATTCTTAGCTATGTTACCCATTGGTGTATCAAGAATCTGTGCTTTGCCAACAAAATTGTTGCCTTCTGAACGGAGACTTGTAATTCTATGAGAAACCCTATCAAGATTGATAGTAGGACCATCAGGATGACCGAGTTCACCTAAAGCACGTTTTGATTTAATGTACTCCTCATTGTATCTTCCAACTTCACGTTCGAGGACACTAAATGGATACATACGACCATTACGATTTTTTAATTCAGATTGTAAAAATACTCCCTCAATATAAAGAAGTTTCTTTCCGTTCTTTTCCTCGGTAAGGATTTGAACGTCTTCAATCTGTTCCGTTATCAGTTTCATCGGTAGTTTCCGTTTCGGTAGGTTCGTCAAAGAATGTATTTGCTACCACTTTTTTGTAATCTGCCATTGCTTGTGAAGCTTTGCCAAACAACATGTCGTGGACTGCATCAATAGCGGATGCTCTTTGATTATCATTGATCTTTCCAACGATATCTAAAGCACCTACTTCGGTATCAACTTCAGTTTTTTCAGACATAATATTAGTTCAGTATATATTATTTATTATTTGTGGAAGGTTTAGGTGCTGATTTTGCTCTCTTGAGGTCTCTTTCAAGATCAGCATCAGCAGCTTTAGCTTCTCTTTCTGCATCATCATCTGCCTGCATACCCTGAAGTTCAGGGGCGAGTGCAGCATTTTGTTGTTGCATATTATCAAGAACATTGATTTCAGCAGGATCAATAGCAAGACCAGAAGAGATGTCAGTTGCCATCTGCTTATCAATCTCAAGAATATCTTTATTCGTTTGACCTAAGATTTGCTTGCGAACATACTCTGTTGAGAAATACTTTCCTACAAATGGATCCATCTGAGTGACAGTCATCATTCTCTGATTCATCATTTCAATTTCTTTAAGTTCATTAAAATGATTATCAAATAAGAAGTCATACTGAACATGTTCTTTCATGTCATCCCAATCTTCAGGAGCAATTACTCCTTTGAGAATGAGCTGAGTCTTGAGCATGTCGTGAAACATCTCGCTAAATCTTTTACGTAGTCTTCCGATGAACTTTGTGAACTTAAGTTCGTCACGGAGGACTTCAGTGGTTTTACCGAGGTTGAATCCTTTGTTGTCGTCTGTGAGACGGGAAGGAGGAAGATTGAGACTGTTATAAAGCTTCTTTTTAAAATACTCAACATCTTTGAGTTCGCCTAGGTTCTGTCCACCTGGCAGGGTGGTGATCTCAGTTCCACGTCCACCCTCTCTACGAGGTAACCAAAAATCCTCTAGCATACTCATATGCTTTTTGTCATCACGCATCTCACCAGTGTTTGCGTCATACACTAGCTTGTTACGATAACGACTCATAACATCACGAAGATATTGTTCCGCTTTTACCTTAGGTAGATTACCTACATCGATGTAGAATATTCTACGTTCAGGAGCACGGGACAATCTATAGATAACAAGCGAATCTTCAATCATTCTAAGTTGATTGAGTGCCTTGATTGCCTTGTGTAGGAAACCAAGAGTCATCCTCTTGTTTAAATCTTGTAGTCCAGATGGTGCATATGTAATACTATCTACTGCCATCTTGACACCTTGTGACAATGACATGTCTCCTATAGGACCAAGAACTCCACCTTTATAGAATCCTTTTGGATTGAAAAGATAGTAGTCAACAAATGTACCGTATTCAAACTCAAGAGCAGTACCTTTAATTGCTTCTCTAGCTAAAGAGTCTTTTGGTTTTTGATCAATTTTTTGTCGGACCTTCTTGATCTTCATAGGATCAATATACCGAAGTTCCGTAATACCTTTCTTTGGATTTTCTAGGTCAATGACCTTGTGATAATAAAGTCTTCCATCAATATACCAAGATCTGACAATCTCATGTGCTCGATTGTCAAAGTTTAAAAGACGTTTGATATACTCAAATTCATCTCTAACTTTCTTTTTAATATTCATTCCAGCATCTAGATTATCTAGATTAATTTCTACTGGAGTATCATGAGCATCACTCACAATAAATTCATTTACAACTTCGTCAACTGCACTATCCACCTCAGGGTGTAGTGCCATGTCACGATAACGACGGATCATTTCATACTCGTTACGAGCTTGATTGTCCGTGTCAACATATGTTCCATAGTAACCACCTGCTGCTACGGCAATTGCCTCATCAGCATTAGGAGGGACAGGGGACTGACCCTTCTGACCCTCCTTGCGATTAATTTGGAAGCCAAATAACTGACTCATGATTACCTATTCAAATAAGTATGCTTCCAACTATTTATCAGACCACGCCAAGCGTACTTACGCCGTCACGGTTTCCACCCTGTGCAGTGAAGTAAGAATACTGCCACTCAACTGTGAATTCTTCAATC